CATTGTGATTCACTTTTTCAAAGGTCAAAAACACAAGGTGGCATATGACAGAACTCCTTACAGATCCCGGACACATTCGCCAAGATCTGAAACAAATAGAACAAAGCCTGCGTCGTGGTTTCGAGATCCCTGACGTTCTGTATCAGCGTACTGCCTATGTCGTCGGCAAATTGCTGAACGAAGGAAAGGCACGTGAGAAGTTGGCGGCGGCTCGGGTGGTGATTGCATTGGCTGAGTTCAACAGATCACTTGAACCTGTAACATCACAAGTTGAACATGAGCATCGTCATACGCACGACATTGGCCCCGTAACGGAATCAAACATTGAAGCCCAGCGAGCGAAGCGACTTGCCCGACTTACTAGCCGCATGTGAGACGGTCGAGGACTTCGCAGAATACGACAGAATCGAAGCTGAAATTGAAGCGCATGAAGCATCGTATGGTCGATGGTCGGCGTCATCTTTGGGAGAGGTTGCGGATTTGTTTGGGGCAGCATTGCAAACTGTAAAGCAATGGAGAACAGAAGTTCCTCCAATGCCCGGAAAGGATGGTTGCTATCCTCTCAAAGAGATTATTCAGTGGCGAAGAAACAAGGATTTGCAGACTGATCTTGCGGCTGCGAAACGACAGCAAGATTTTGATCTCGGGCAGATTCAGGTGGAATTCAAACGGCTGGAACTTGAGCGCGAGAAGCAGCAAATCTTGAATCGTGACGACGTGGAACTTTGGGCTGCGACCGCGCTGATCGAACTCCGCGAAGGAGTCATGCAGTTGCCGGAACTTTTGGCGGCGATCAGTTCTCAGGATCTCAAAGACTTTGTGCGTGCGGAAGTCGATCGACACTGCCGAGACTTGCTGATTGCTACGCAGCGCCGACTTCAACTTGCGGAGATTGGAAAGGCGACCGAATGATCGCGTTGAAAGCGAGTCGATTTCTTCAAGCGGCAGAACGACATTCCAGTCGTCAGTGGCTACCCGCGAACGTGGTGATGCCGAAGGGAACCGAGACGGCAGGAATGCCATTCAGCCTCTCAGCGTTTCCGCACGTCGACGGTGTGCTTGATGCGTTCGACAATCCTCGGGTGCGAACGATCGTTCTGCAATGGGCCTCTCGGCTCGGCAAGACGACCACTTGTCTTTCGTTGATGGCATGGATTGCCGGAACGAATCCCCGAAACATGATGTTCGCTGGACCGACAAAGGATGCGGTCGGGCGCGTCATCGGTTCGCGACTCTATCCCATTCTGGCTTCGACCGAAGGCGTTCGCAATCAGTTATTGCCAGAGATGCGGCGAAGTAAGTTGCACGTCAAGCTGGAGTCGTGTCAGATCTTCGTCGGGTGGTCAGGATCCGAAACAAGTCTTGCGGATGTTGGCGCGTATTACGGGCACGCCAGCGAGATCGACAAATGGGATGAGTCCACTTCGAAAGAAGGCGACGCACTCAAGTTGTTCGAGAATCGCTTCAAGGGTTTTCCGAATCACAAAATCGTTTTTGAATCCACGCCGACGATCAAGGGAAAGTCTCGCATCGAGAAGAAACTCTCGCAGACCAATCAACATCACCGGTACGTTCCCTGTCCGCACTGTGGCGAGTTCCAGATGCTCGTGAAGGGCGTCGAGGGATCTCCGGGGGGATTTGATTGGGACCGAGACAGCAACGGCAAATCAGAAGCCAGCGTGGCGTTGCTGACGGCGCACTATGTCTGCCGGTATTGCGAAGGCAAGATTGAAAATCATCATCGAACAAAGATGCTTCGCTCAGGCGTTTGGGTTCCTATCGGCTGCACGATCACTCCTGATGGTTTGCTTCACGGTCGAGCCTTACGCGAGGAGTCAGACTCTGTTGGGTTTGGTCCGTTGGCATCCTGGTACGCACTCACTGAGACGTGGGGCAACTTCGCACGGCTCTGGATTCAGGCGCAGAAGAAACCACGAGAACTCCAAGACGTTGTGAATTCCTACATGGGCGAAACGTGGGAAGCCCGACGCACACGAACCACACCAGAGAAAACTGGTCAGCGATTGAAGTCGACAATCGCTCGGGGTGTTCTGCCGATCTGGACGCGACTTCTCACGGTGACGATCGACCAGCAAGCCGCCGACGGTGGGTTTCGTGTGTGGGCACTGGTTGCACATGGCGACAACTTCCAGTCGCATGTGGCGGATATGGGATTCGCAAAAACACTCGAAGAGATCTGGAACGATGTGATTCGTAAAGCCTACCCACATCTCGACGGCGGCAACCCCATGACTCCTCAAGCGGCAGGAGTCGACTCCGGATGGGAAGCGAAAAAAACTTACGACTTCTGCAACGCGCACACAGGAATGCAGGCGCTGAAAGGTTCCAGCACAGACATCGGTTCGCCGTATCGGTTGTCGACCGTGAAGGACGGCGTTCACGAAGGTCAATCACTGATGCTCGTGAATACGGACTTTTGGGAAACGGACTTGCAGGCACGGCTGGACGAACGCATTCCAGAGGAACCGGAATCCTTGTCGTTGTACGAGGGTGCCGAACGAGATCTGGAATTCCTCGAACAGTTGTGCAACGCCACTGTCACTGACAAACTTGACCGACGCGGAAACGCGAAAGTGTTGTGGGTAAAGAAAAACGAAAACTACCCGAACGACTTCAGAGACGTTGTTCGCTATGGTCTTGCACTGGCTCACGCTTACGTCCACGAGGACGGCGCATTTCCAGCACGAAGCGATACCGCCACGCGAGCGCAGGGAGTCATCAACACCGGAATGAAACGACCCGACGGGAGAGAGTGGAATGAGTAAGAAAAGCAAGGCTGAAGAAAACGTGGTACAAAATCAAATTGAGTTTCCGAAGGACTCCTCTGGTCGGCGGATTGAAGCCGAACGATTCTGTCCGGTGTGCTGGGGCCGATTCAAAGGCTACGGCACCTCGACAACTTCTACGTTCATGGGAAAGAGGTACTACAAATGCGACAAAGTTCTTCCGGGCAGTGAGTTCGGGCCGTGTGGTTTTAGCTGGCCGATGGAGTGGGAAGAAATCCTTGCCGCACGCGCTCGCTTCATTCAAGAGATGCAAGCGGTTGTCGTCCAGCACCGACCGGCTTCCGTGAACTCTCTTCGTTGATTGTGAAACATTGGAAGTGACGCAAGCAAAGTGATTCCGCAAGATGCCTGACATGGCAACGACAGCAGAACTACTTGCGGCGAACAGCGATGCGATGCTGAGGTGTTTTACCTCGCAGGAATACATTGGACCGCAAGGCATGAAGCAGCGAATGGCTGACCTTCGCGAACTTCGGATCACTCGAAAAGAGTTGATGGAAGAAACCGAAGCCGCCTCTCAAGGTTCAATGTGCTCTACCCTTCGTCTGGAACTGCCGAACGAATGAAAATCATCGACACGATTGTCGGGCTGTTCCGGTCATCGGCTCGCGCTACGATGGCGCAGGTCAATGCACTCGTCGGCACAACCACGGGACCATACGCCGCCGCGAATACTTCTCGCCTCAACCGACTGATGAAAGTCGTTCAGAAAGAGAATGAGGTTTCGGGCACTCGCCTTGATGTTCTCCGCGCTCAGTCGTGGGATCTCTACCGCGACAATCCTTCCTGCCGAAAGATCGTTCGATCACTGGAATCGAAAGTCATCGGAAAAGGTATGCACCCGGAATCACTGGCGACCAACTCAGACGGCACGCCGAACACGGGATTCCGCGAACTCTCTATGACTCTCTGGGAGAGTCTACAGAGCGGCTTCGATTCCAGAGGTATGCCCGGCAAGGGTGGCCTGACGATGGGCTGCCAACAGCGTCTAGCGCTGCGTAGTGCGATCCTCTCTGGGGATACACTCTACCGAATCAAGCCAATCAGTCAGATGGAACAAGAACGCCGGAATCTTCCTGTAGCGATTGTTCTTCAGTTGGTCGATTCTTGCCGACTGGCGAGTGATTCGGAAATCGAATCAGGAACCATTGAACAGGGCAACTTTCTGTTCCGTGGAATCGAGTACAACGCGAACAGTGAGCGAGTCGCGTATTGGATCAAGAATGTATCGATCGCTGAATCGGCAGTGACCTCTGCAAAGGCGACGCGGATCGCCGTCGAAAAAATGGGGCATTTGTTCATCGAAGAGGACATCGATCAGAGTCGTGGTGTTCCGTGGTTCTCCTCGGCAATCCTTCGCGCACGCCGAACCGATGACCTCGAATACAACGTGCTGACAGCATCTGCGATGGCGTCGTGTGTGGTTGCGAAATACAGCAAGCCGACCGGCGCACCGAAGCTGGGTTTGAACTCCAACACCACTGGCGATGACCTCACGGACAGTGACGGAAACACTGTCTCGAAGATTCAGCCGGGGATGGTTGTCAACACTGGCAAGGATGGTTCCTTTGACCTGATGTCACCGAACCAACCGAATATGAATCCAGAAGCCTTCGTTCAGCACTTGCAACGCGGAACAGCAACCGCAATGCCGGGAACGAAAGGCAGCACGGTTACGGGCGATTACCGCAACAGTTCATTCTCCTCTGAGCGTTCGGCAGACAATGATTGCTGGCCAGAAATTCAGATTCTTCAAGAGTGGTTTGCTTCGCAATACTGCCAGCCAGTTTGGGAGACGATTCTTCGGACAGCGATTCTCGAAGGATACTTCGATGGCGTCGTGAGTATGGAAGAATTCCAAGCGGATCCGAATCGCTTCTCTGCGGCTGCGTGGCAGGGGCCCGTGGCGTTGTCGATCAATCCTAAGGATGACGCGGCGGCGGCGGCTGCACGAGTCCGTGGGGGCCTTTCTTCGTTGCAAATGGAATGTGCCAAGGTCAACGTCAATTGGCGCGACGTGCTGAATGACATTGCGGAACTTTACGAGACTGCCAAGGAAAAGAATATTCCTCCTGAAGTGATCGCAAACATGATGGGAATCGACCCGAGTGTTCAGGCGGCGGCGATGGCTCCTGATCCTGCCGACACACCTGATCCTGCCGACACTGAAGACACAGCCGACACTGAAGATCCAACTGTTCCTGATCCTGCCGAGGATGTTGTCAATGCGTAGAAATTCCTTTCGTGATTTGGTGATGAGCGACCCTGCCTATCGAATGCTTGAGGTGCGAGCTTCGACGTTCAGCGACGAGGCACGTTCCGTCGACTCGGTGATCTCAACCGAGACACCGGTAATGATGCCGGACTGGGCACGAATGGAAATGATTCCAGAAGTGCTTTTGGCTGCGGGGGCAGAGTTTCCGAAGTCTCGACAGGTTCCATTTTTAGATTCACACAATCGCTCGACCGTGAAGGATCAACTCGGTTCGGCTCGCTCGATTGTCGTAGGCGATAACTCACTGTCTGCAACGCTGTTCTTCAGTCGTGGCGGAAACGCCGAAGACGCGATGCAGAGTGTTCGCGATGGACACATCACTGACGTGTCTGTTGGGTACGATGTTTTGAAACGGACTTTCATCCCAACGGGTGAAACCAAAACGATCAAGGGCCGTGAATTCCAAGGCCCGATGAATGTGGTTACGAAGTGGCGTTTGCGTGAAGTCTCGTTGACTCCAATTGGTGCAGATGCTCAAGCGAAGCTGCGGGGACTTGATCCGGCAGCAGTTGTGTTCCGGTCCCCAAATGAAAAGGAATTTTTCGAGATGAATAGAGAACTCCGAGCGATGCTTGAAGCGCGAGGCATGTCGGCCAATTTGACCGACGAAGAAGCGCAGCGATGGCTGATTGATAACGCTGACAAGATTGGTCAGCCGAAGGAAGAAGAACGAACGACAGCACCAGCAACTCTGCCAACCGCTGGTGATCTTGCCAAGCTGGTTGCTGATGCAACTCGCGCAGCAGTTGCGGCTGTGGCTGCGGAACGCAAGATCTTTGAAACAGAGGTTCGTGACCTCTGTGAACTGTCTGATCTTCCGGGCGAGTTTGACGCTTGCCGATCGATGGATGATCTTGCCTCTGTTCGCAAGCACATCAAGGAAACGAAGGTCCGAAACACCGAGACGATTCCATACGGCGTGAGTGTTCGTCACGTCAGCAGCGGATTCGAGCGACTCGAAGTTGATCTGCGGTCTGCGTTGACAATGACCGCTTGCCGTAATGCTCTGAACGGCGATTCTGCCAAGATGGAAAAATACTATCCTGCCGCACAGCGAAGCAAGGCGGCGGAAAACTTCCGTCATGCAACCCTGTTCGATATGGCGACCGAGTATGTCCGCTCGCGTGGTATCCAGACTCTCGGACTGACTCGCGATCAGATCGCAATCTGTGCGATGTTCGGGCCTGAAAAAGCTGGCATCCGCGTTGCTCCTGGTGGTGCGGCCTATCACGGCACCGGCTCGTTCACGAACATCACTCTGGATGCTGTGAACAAGTCCGCGATGATCGGCTTCGATGAGGTTCCTGCAACGTGGCGTGGGCCGATGAAGCAGGGTCAGTCAGCGACCGACTTCAAGAATATTCATCGCATGCAGTTGGGAGCAATTCCGAACCTGCCGATCTGGAGTGATTCCGTTCGTCCAGACATGGCAAGCATGGCCGACAGCAAGGGAACGTACGCCGTTGAATGCCG